GACCTGTTACTGATTCGTAAGATAGTCTTGCCCACTCCATTACTGCTTGAGCTCCGGAAGGTGTAATTGGATCATATAATGTCATATCCATATCATTCCACATTCTCTTTCCTCTAATCTTACGATAGGAGTTGATGTGGTCTAGTACAACTTCCCCATCTTCAAACGAAGGAGCTGATACTGTTTTTATCATGAATGATGGAATGTTGTCCATGTACATGATGAATCTATTCTGTACCTTCGGTTCGAAGGCTCTAAACATAATTTCGTTTGGATCTAATACTGCCATTTTATTTATTGTTTATTATAAATATCTTAATTTAAATTTATCCTGCAAAAGTTGCACCAGTTGGCTCAATTGTAAAGTCTAGTACTACAAATTCAGCAGTTTTGGCTGGTTGAATAAAGATTTGACCTATTAATTGATTTCTATCTACTACGTCTGCAGTGTTGTTTGTGTCGTCCATTACTACTCTGTAAGCGTAAAGACCTTGTCTTTGTACTACCGACTCTAAGTAAGGATTTACTTTAGCTAAGAATCTGTTTCTAGTTGTTAATGTATTTTGTTCGAATACTAAGTTTCTTGATTCATCTCCAATAAACTTTTTCAATTCAATTAACAATCTTCTTACGTTTACTCTGTCTAATGCTGATGCTTTAGTCTGTAACGTTTTCTGACCGAATACTGATATTCCTTGTCCTGGGAAAGAAGCGATTGGATTTACTTTCTTAGAGTATAGTGTATCTCTCTGAGTTCTTGTTAGTCTCTTTTGAGCTTGTATTACTCCTGTAATTCCACCTCTTACTAATCCTGCTGGTGCAAACCAAGGTGCTGAACTGTTATCTGTAAAAGCATATACTCCTGGAATAACAACTGATGCTGGAATCCATTCGTTTCTACCTGTTGCAGATTGAGTCTGTAACCATGGCCAGTATGATGCAGCATAAGAGCTGTTAAGGTTTAAAGCTTGAGTTGTTACTGCGGTTTCTCCTGTTACTGAGTAGTCTACTAAGTCTACTACTGCTATACAGTCTCCTCTAGTTTCAGCTAGTGATATTATACTGTCTATTGGTGTAGAGTGTCCAGCTAAGTTATAAGCTAGTCCCGGTGCTGATATGATATTAAATACGTAGTCGTCGTTATTCTCTAATACCGAAATGATATCTGAGTAGCATCCTCCTACTAGTCCTTGTGAATCAGTTCCATTGATATTTCCGAAGAAATTTGCTGTCTGTAAAGGATTAAATAATGCTCCTGTAGCTCCAAAGAATGAACCAGATTGTGCGAGTGGAAGTGAAGCTACATAACTAACTCCTTGAGAATCTGTGTTAACTGTTAATCCGTCATTTGCTAAGTAATCTAATGTCTGTGCTGGTACTGAAGAAACTCTAACGTAATTTGATTTATTAACGTACTCTCCTTCTGTTTTAATATATTTTGAACCATCTTGGTCTGTTGATAGTACTTGACGTTGATTTCCTATTACACTCTCTATGTAGTTTGCAGATTTTGGATCTAGAGATACATTATTAAATGTCTCTAGTACAACTTTATTTTTTAAACTATCATCTCCTTGACGGATGCTTACTGTAAAAGTTCCTTGTTCGGTATTAACATTACTTATTTCCCATCTAATATTATCAGAGGTACCACTAACTAGTGAGTTATCTGAGTTTTCTGGGATAGTATTAGTATCTGTTGCATTATTATATACTGTTCCTGAACCTATAGTAGCTAGTATAAATGAATCACTAGTGACAGTTGGTGTTACTGTACCGCCTGCTAAAGTAAGTACTGCAGTATCTGTTGGGACTGCTGTTCCAACTCCTACTCTTAAGAAGTAACCGTTAGCTGCTGTTCCTGGAACTCTACCGTCTAATTGTATAGTATCACCTGTTGCATTTCCTCCTCCTATTACTGCTATTCCAGCATTAGTTATTTCAGCTTCTAAATTATCTACCGTTCCGTCAGCATCTGCTCCTATAGCAAAATACCATTGATTAGCTGCAGGAATGTCTGCTGGTAATTCTCCGTCGATTGCTGTAAATTTATACTCAGTCCCGTTTGGTGCTTCTACTATGTACTGCTGACCATCTAATGCTTGATCAAAAGCAGTTGCAGTACCGGATGCTGTTGCACCTGGTGCATAAGTCGTATTATTAGTAATCTTAGTTGATGCAGCAGAAGAAAATGATCCTGTTACAGCTCTAGATACTAATACTGAGTTACCGCCTTGTTGAAAATAATTTTTAACTGCTATAGAAGTTAAGAATTCATAAGAGTTTGAACCTGAAGTGAAAGTAGTACCGAATTTTCTTACATAGTCACCGTAAGAGGTAACCAATGTTGGAATTTCTACCGGTCCTTTTACCGCTGGTCCAATAATTGCAGCGCCTGCTGTTACAGGGGCTGGTTGAATAAATGAAATGTCATTTTCTCTTGTGAATACACCTGGAGAGATAATTGTTTCTGCCATGTTTAATGAAGTTTATTTAAATGTCTTTTATAAATATCAGCTTATTTTGTAAACCGTTCCCGTAATGTACAGGTAGTTATTTGTATATAAATAGGAAGGGAAGGTACAAAACCTCCCCCTCTAAATAATCTTACTGAATTAATAGATTCTACTTTACTTCAGTAACTACTTCTTCTTCTTTTACTTCTTCCGATGGAATGAATTCCCCGTTCTGTAAATCGATAGATCCTTTACCGTATTTCTCTTCTAACTCCTTAACTACAGAAGCTTCTTGCTCTTGTGTTTCTGTTAAGTATTGCTCGATATTAGCTTTACGAGTTTTTAAATCTATTTCTGCTAGGCCTACATTTCCTAGTTCAACTTTTACTGCTTGAACTCGTTTTTGGATTTCTTCAATTTGTCCTAACTCTTCTTTTGATAACTTTTGATTTGCCATTTTGTAACTTTAAATTAATCGATTAAATTATATATATTAATTAATATAAGAACTATTATTTAGTTCTGCAACTTATTTTTAATATTTTTTTTATTCTCCGTCTGCTACTGTTAAAGTAACTGAAGTTGGGGTTTGTAGTTCTGAGATTTGTGAATCTAATCCTCCTTTTAGAGATGTTACTTGCTCTTCTCCCATTGCTGCTTGTACCCATTCGATAATATTAGCATGAGTTAACTCATCAAAAGCAACAAAATCACTTTCTGAGTTAAATTGTAAAGCTTGAGTTCCAATGCTAGTTGCATTAAATGCGTTATCGTTTGCGTCTAAAGCATCAGAAGTAGCCGTTACTCTCCAATGTACGTTATATATAACGTTTGTTTGTCCTTCTTCAGAAGGATGTACATCTACTGTTTTACAGTCCCAATTGTAAGTATTCATATTTTATTTTATTAAGTGTTGAACTTTAGTTTATTGTTCTTTATATAAATATAGTAAAAAAAACTTTAACTACCAACTAGTATGTTGCTTGTATGGTTGCATAACCTCCGCTGAATTGTCCGAATATGTTGTATGAAAATGGTTTCCGGTATCCGTCACTCCCTATAGTTGTCCAAGATGTTGAGGCTCCTAAGCTAGTCCCGTTTATAACTAAATTAGTAAATGTAGGTCTAGTCCCTGTAAAGTATATGTACATAAAATCCACAGAAGAGTCGTGCCAATATAGTGCAGATACTGTGCTGCCGTCAAAAGAAGTATTACTTAAGGACCCCATAAAAAATGGAAACCGATTACTGTACCCATAAGCAGTTGTACTGTATGCTGTAGAGTTGGCAATAGTCATAGTCGAGGTAAAATTGTATGTTGCCGGTACAGTAAATGTTGCTATGTTTGAGCTATATACAATCCCTCCGTTGTCCTTTTGTTCAAACCATCCCCTTACTTTATAGGTATTTGATTCCAGTAATGATACTCCATTTTCAGTTACTGTCTGTGTTTTTAAACCGGTGGTATTATTCGCCCCTAAGTACGTAGCTGTTTGACAACCCGTGGCATTTCCTACGGTTCCGTTAGAGTATGATACAATAGGGGTTTGTGTAAAAGAAGCATTAGCAAATGTCCATCCTAAAGAATCTAGTCCTTGATTATTTTCTATTGCCTGTGAGTACGTATTAGTCCCTCCAGTTGTTGTTACTGATGTTCCTGCTGTTGTCAGGTTATTTGAACTGTTACTGTATACAAATCCTTTACTGGTTACAGTAGTGGTGCTAGTGACTTCAGTATTTGCTGTCCATTTGCTGGCGGTAACAGATTCAAGATCTCCATATGAAGTTCCTGCTGAATTTGTCGCCCAAGGTTTCCAGTAGTTTCTTGCATTGTTGTTTATATCTGTAACAGTAAACTTAGCTGTAAAATTAGTAGTAGTAGGGCTAGTAGCGCCGACTGTGCCGGCAGGAGTTGAATCGATAAATGTATTCGGTAGTGAGGGTGATGTAAACGTTGCAAAACCAGTTTCTATATCATCACATATATCTTCTATAAAATCTACAATGTCACTTGGATCCCCACTAAAATTAGTCAAGCCCCCAGTATTCGTTGCATAGGCGTTGTATAAATCATGTAAATTTGTAGACCCATCAGTACTGTTAAAATTAGGTATTGTTCCTAAAACAGATATAGTACATACATTAGCAACCGCCTGATTAGTCAAAGTACCCATTATAGTAGTTTCTTCAGCCCCCTGAAATTGATCATCTCCATCTCCATCCGGAGAGTTGTCTGTTATAAGTATAATCATTCTAGTTACTCCTGATCTAAAACTTCCTGCTAGACTATGGTTTAATACTCTGTCAATTGCAGTGTCATTTGGTTCTGGACCGTTAGCACCACTTCCTATTAACATACTTGTAGAACTGTTAGTAGATCCATCTAAATACCCTATTTTTGTATCAAAATCTGTTTTATTTGCGTTTGCAAAAGGAACTAGAGCAGCTAACCACACTTCTCCTGAATTATATTTGTTTGCAGAAGCTAAGTTAGAAACAGCAGTATTATTACCTGTCCAGTACGAAGGAGTACCACCATCATCTCCTCCAGTTTGATCAATCAAAACTGCTGCTAACCTGTAATCACCACCAGACTCTGAAGCAACTTTATTTGATATAGCAGCTACGTTAGTTTTTAAAGTTTGCATATCATCGCTCATACTATATGTATAATCTAATAAAAAAACAACATCCATTGCTTTATTACAGGGTATAGCTTGAAAGTCATGGTCATAGGCATAAAACTCACCCATTCTAAAAGAAGCTACATTATCAGGGTGGTTTGGACTCTGTTGATTTGTATCATCATAATCCTCACTCTGACCATACTGATCACCTCCTTGGGTGATATCTCTTAGACTGTATGGTCCACTCCCGTCATCACCGTCGTTGTAGTCATTGCTGAGTTTTTCATTAGCTATAGAAAATAAGCTTAACTGTCCGCTTCCAGGTACTGCCATATTATTCCCAAGGTTTTTCTAGTCCGTAATCCATTGGTACTTTCATATTTTGGATTAGTGCATCTAGGTTAGCTTTTATATTTGAATATGCTGGATGTGCTTCTATCCAGCTTATTACTTGTTGTTCTGTGATACTACTGAATTCTGTAAAACTTTCGGGGTTGTATTCCACTGATATATGGTTGTTTGTAACTTGTTGGTATTCTCCGTCAACTATAGCTGTTTCAAAAGATACTGCTGTTACAACATTCTGTTTACCGTCAAAGTTTGGTGCTCCCTGTAGGTGGACTACGTTAATAGTGTATGTTGCTGCCATTATTTTATCTGTTTTTTAAGTTCTTCTATTTCTGCTTTTAGTTCTTTTATTGCCTCAATAAGTACCCCGGTTATGTTACCGTATGCTACTGATTTCATCCCGTTTGTGTCGGTACTAACTACTTCCGGTAGTACTTCTTCTATTTCTTGTGCTATAACTCCTATCGATTTATTTGTCTCCCCGATTTTATTGTACTCAACTCCTCTTAATTTAAGTAATTTATCGGAAGCATTTTCAATAGTCTTTATATTTTCTTTTACTCTTCTGTCTGAAAAAGCTAGGACATCTCCTGTGGCTCTTATCGTACCGGCTACATCTAATTTATAACTAGGTGTATCGTCTCCAATTCCTACGTTTGTGTCTAAAATATTAAAAAGACCTGTTGCTTCTAGAACACTAGCGCTATTAACACCTGGATCAGTAGCGGAAGTTCCTGCATGTTCCCAAGTACCAGTTCCCTTTGTGACAGAATACCAGCTTCTTAAACTATGAGTAGGTATAAACATATACAGATCATAATCATTTGTAGCTGAATTATCCCATTTTAACTCAATAGTATTTGAATTACCTCCCGTTCTTTCGTACCAAGAATTATATTTAGCTCCTCCTGGACCAGTGCTGCTTCCGTTAGAAGTTTTTATAAACAGTTTAATTAAATAATCTTGCGTATTGGTTGCGTTATAGCCTACATGTCCTGCAATTTCTATAACAGCTGTAGAGCCACCTTGAACAAAACTTTCTAGTGTTCCTATTTTGTACCAACCTGCTGTTCCGCTGGTGGATGGTAATAGATGCTTTTTAGACTGTATAATACCATCAACGTGTAATTCGTCTATTGGACTATCCGTCCCAATCCCAACTTTACCGTTCGCTATCCTAACTACTTCACTGGTGTTTCCATCGTAAATAGCCATATCAGCACCTGCGCCATCCCAATCTCCTATTAAGAACAAATCATTATTAGAATCATACTTAGCAAAAGCAGCAGCTCCTAATGCAATTCCATCACCGTGTACATCTAACTTGTACGAAGGATTAGTTGTTCCAATACCGACTTTACCATCGTGGTCAATTCTTAAAGCCTCATCTAATGTTTCATCATTTTGTGTAATAAAAAATCCTAAGCCTGTACTTGAATCTGTATCACTTGCGCTTTCTCTAATAGCAGCAATACTAGCTCCTACTAAACTATCTCCCGGTGTTCCAGAGTCATTTCCTGCTATTCTAAATTTAATAC